AGGCCACAGACAGAAGTGCTCGTAAAACAGCTTCAAAACATGTCAAAAAAGCTGAAGTCTGAAGGAGCAAAAATGGCAGATCAGGATCTGGTCGTCGAGTACGACAATGGCGGCGGACAGAGAGGAATCAGGGAGAATCCGTACTATCAGGCTTATGAGAAATTGCTCGCAAGCTATACCAAAACACTGATGGCTACGAAGGACCTGATCGGAGAACAGCAGCAGGCGGAGATCCGGAGCCTGGACGACATCCGGTCGAGGTTTAAGGTGGCGAAATGATGGGCAAAACAAAGCCGCGGATATTTACGCCTCCGCTGCGGAAGCTGACGCCGGAGACGTCACTCGGATATGCATGCATCGAATATGCAAAAGAGATACTCAGGAAGAAGCTGTATCCATGGCAGGAGTGGGCACTGATCCATGCGCTGGAGATCATCGGAGAATTGGGCGGAGAATGGAAATTCCGATTCCGCACGATTCTCTTTTTGATATCCAGGCAGAATGGAAAGACCGTACTGTCAGAGGTGATCGCGTCCTTCTTCCTGAATGTGCTGCAGGTAGACTCGATCTTCGGCACATCGCTCAGCCTGGACAAGGCAGAAGAAGTATGGGAAGCAGTCGTAAAGGACCAGGAAGATATCCCGTCACTGTCGGAGGAACTCTATAGAGTCCGCAGGACGAATGGATCAAAGAAACTGGTACTGACTGGCCTCCGCCAGTATAAGGTCGGAGCTCCTACACGCCGCGCCGGCCGTGGTGACTCTAACGACCTTGTCATGCTGGATGAGGTCCGTGAGCAGAGAGACTGGGAGACATGGGCCGCGTCTGTCGCATCGACCAATGCGAAGCCGAACGGCATTGTCATATGCTTTTCCAATGCCGGAGATCCTGACTCTGTAGTGCTGCGTCAGCTCCGTGATATGGCGATAGCTGAAATCGAAGGCACACAGGCAGCAGATTTCGGAGGAGAAGTCGATGCATCGACGCTTGGCCTGTTCGAATGGTCAGCAAAAGAAGGCGCAGCAACAGACGACCTGGAAGAACTTGCCCAGGCAAATCCGGCTATGGGATACGGATATCTGACAGAAAGAGCGCTCCTGGCAAACAGGAAAACATTTCCGGAGATGAAATTCAGATCCGAATGCATGTGCCAGCAGGTAGAGACGATCCTGCCGCAGCCGTTCCCGGAAGGAGCATGGGATGCGGGCGTGGATCTGTCATCAGAGATACCGGAAGACGCGGAACTCTTTTTCGGGATCGATATGTCGCAGAACAGGAACTGGACGAGCATCGCAGTCGCCGGGATCCGTGAGGACGGAAACTACCACATAGAGGTCATTGAGCGCCGGATCGGGACAGAGTGGGCGATCAAGTGGTTCGCGGAGCGCCAGAAGAAGCAGACGATGAACCTGGCATTCCAGGAACGAGGCTGCCCTGCGAGCGGACTGGCAGAACAGATATGCTCCATGCCTAACATCAACAGGATGGCGATAGGCGGAGGAGACCTGTCAGCAGGATGGGGACGGTTCTGGGACGGGATCGCCGCCAGTGAGCCGGGATCACTAAGGGAAGGAAAGCGGATCTTTCACCTTCCGCAGCCGGTAATCGACACACCGGCAAAAACTATGCAGCTCAGATCATTGGGTGGAGGAGTGGAACTTCCGGACAGGAAGAAGAGTCCGGATGATCCATCACCGCTGATCGCGTGTTTTGTGGCCTTCGCTGCAGCGACACAGGCCAGGAGGACAGAGAAGAAGATATACGAGTCGAGCTACGCGAACGGCGGGAGCCTGATCTTCGTATGAGTGAGGGTGATGAAAAATGCCAATCATTAAGAGACTAAGAAACCTATTCGGACCGCGGCAGGTGTATATCAGCTTCGGGCCGGACGAGATCCCGATCGTACAGGGAATGACAGCGCGGCAGCTGTATTCAACACAGACGAATCTGCACACAGTTATTTCGTTTTTAGCGGATTCTATCGCACAGCTGCCGCTCAAGGTTTACCGGAGAGACGGGGAAACTGACAGGAAAAGAGATCGGGAAAGCACAGCAGCACTTCTGCTGTACAGGCCGAACAGGGACCAGACGTCCTATGAATTTATAAATGCACTGGCCATAGAGTATTACCTCTTCGGCGTGGTGACGGTATGGGTGCTTCCGGATCCGGAAAGCGTCAGCGGGTATCAGCTGCGGATCATACCGCAGGAATGGATAAGTGCGACTGAACGAGAGACAAACTTTGCACCGGATTATATCACTGTTTCAGCCGGTTCGGGGAGCATAGAGCTGTCCAGAAATGAATTTGTGCAGTTCAGGCAGTATTCTCCAGGCAATCCGGGAGGATACCAGGCACCGATCGCAGCGCTGAAGCAGACTCTGACGGAGCAGGTCCAGGCGGACAAGTTCCGAACGAAGATATGGAGCTCATCGGGAAGGTTCAACGCCTATATCACACGTCCGAAAGACGTGGCACCATGGAACAATGAACAGAAAATAGCATGGTTGGAAGCATTCCGTGAAGGATGGGGAGCAGACGGGGAGAATTCCGGGAAGATGCCTCTGCTGGAAGACGGTATGGAAATCAAGCCGTATCAGTTCAACGCCAAAGAAGCGCAGTACGTTGAGGCGAAACAGCTGTCCCGAGAAGATGTAGCAGCGGCATATCATGTCAATCCGTCTTTGATATGGCACACGAACACACAGACATATGCCAGCGCAAAGGATAATGCCAGGGCGCTGTATGCGGATTGCCTGGGGCCGACGCTGCAGATGCTGCAGCAGAGGATCAACAGCTTCCTTCTGCCGATGATCGGCGCGGATCCGGACACATATGTCGAATTTGATCTGACGGAAAAGCTCAAAGGGTCCTTTGAGGAGCGTGCGAGCATATTGCAGAGCTCTGTCGGCGGTCCATGGATGACCAGGAATGAAGCAAGAGCTGACAACAACCTTCCTCCGATCGAGGGCGGCGATGAGCTGATCGTCCCGCTGAATGTCGTAGAAGGCGGACAGGCATCTCCGACAGATACGCACATGAACTCATGGGAGCCGGTGATACTGAAGTCGGAATGCGGATGCCTTGAATGCAAGTCAGCTCAGAAAAAGATCAGCGTGAAAGCCCGGTCGACAAAAGAAGAGGACGAGAAGATGGCGGAGATCCTCGCGAGGTTCTGGAAACGACAGGCATCTTCCGTACTTCCGAAGATCGGAGCAAAATCCGCGGAATGGTGGGATGAAGAACGCTGGAATGATGAGCTGACGGAAGACATACTGCCGCTGATCAATGCCATCGCTGATGCACATGGAAAAGAGACTGCTGATGCGATCGGATCAGCGTACAACACGGATCAGACCAGGGCATATCTCAGAACACTGGCAGCAGGACGCGCGGAAGCGATCAACATTGCGACATACAAAAAGCTACAGGCAGCCATTGAGGACGATGAAGACGAAGACGACACTCCGGCACATGTTTTTGAAGTGCGTGAGAACAAGGACAGCACTACTTTCGGCCGTTCGATCGCGATCGGTGTGGCCGGATGGGCGGCAACGCATGAGGCGCCAGCGCAGGCGGAGCAGCAGGGATTTACAAAAACGGTCGAAAAGATGTGGGTGACAGGTGACAATCCTCGCCAGGAGCACGCAGCCATGAACGGTGAGACTGTTCTGGTCGACCAGCCATTCTCAAACGGCTGTTTCTGGCCGGGCGATGAAAACGGAGATCCGGACACGACCTGCGGATGCAACTGCAGCACGGAAGTCATCATCACGATCGACTAGGAGGGGAAAATGATACATATCATAACCGGACCGCCATGCGCGGGTAAGTCGACATATGTCAGAGAGCATGCAAAGAGCGGGGACCTGAGGATCGATTACGATCTGATCGCCCAGGCGCTCGGAGCAGAAAACAGCCATGCTGCAGAGGGCATCATAAAGCAGGCAGCTTTTGACGCCAGGGAAGGAGCCATCCGCACGGCACTGGACGACATCACAGATGCAGAGTCCTGGATTATTCATACATCACCGTCCGAAGAGCATATGAAGCTGTATGAGCAGGCCGGTGCTGAAGTGATACCGCTGGATCCTGGCTATGAAGTCTGTATGGAGCGTGCCAGGAAGGACGAGAGACCTCAGCAGACTATTGACGGCATAGAGAAATGGTATGCCGGAAGAAAGGGAGTCAATAAAATGCTTTACAAATCATTTGAACTAAAAGCCGATGAAGGCACAGGCGAGATCTCCGGATACTTTGCGACATACGACAGGATCCCGGACAGCTACGGCGATGTCATAGCTGAAGGTGCATTCACGGACACGATCAAAGCCAGGGAAGAGTCGGGGCATCCGTTCCCGCTCTGCTGGAATCACGATCTGGACCAGATCATCGGAAGAGTTGAGAAAATCGAAGATACTGAAAAAGGCCCGCTGATGACAGCGAGCTTTTTTGATACTCCGCTGGCCCAGGAAAAGCGTGAGATCGTGAAGAGCGGTGTCGTTTACCAGTTCAGTTTCGCATACAACATTCTGGATCAGGGGCCAGTAACGCTGGAAGGCGGCGAAAAGGCGAACGAACTGAGGAAAGTAGACCTGTTTGAGGTCAGCATTGTGCCGGTACCGGCAAATCAGAATGCAGTCATGACGGACGTGAAGTCCGAGGTCAAGACAGTAACAGTAAAAGTGATCCCGGAGCTTGACGAGAAAGCTATAGACGAATTGCTCGAAAAAGCAGGGAGACGCAACAGCAAGAAAGACGCTGATGCGATACGAGAAGCTATCACGCTCCTGCAGGGTGTACTTGGGGAGCTTGAGGAAGCAGAAGAACCGGAAGACGGAGAGGACGAAGTGAAGGCCAACACGGCGGTGGAGGAGCCTGAGCAGAGCAATC